CTATTACCAGAGGGCCTACGTGCTTGAGGTCAACTCGGCCCCGGGTATGGAGGGACAAACCCTTGATGCGTATGTAGAGGCCTTTGAGGCGAGAATAGAGGAGATGATGGCATGATTGAATCCGTTGGGATGTTTATTATAACAGGCTTATTGTGGGGGTTTGTGTGGCTTATCCTCATCACTACTATCGGAGCGGTGGTTAAGTTTGTTGAGAGCTGCCAGAATAGGTATTATGTATTGAAGCACCGGAGGCACGGCAATCAAGTGGTTATACACAATTGGGTTTGCTACGACACTAAGGAAGAGGCGGAAGCCTGTATGGCCCGAAACGATCCAATCTTAACCCATAACGGAGGACTAAAACTGTGAGATGTTATATTTGTAATAGCTTTATCCAAGAACCGACTATTGACCCTCGGGATGGTTCTATAAACCCCTGCCCCACTTGTATGGGGGAGATTAACGACACACTTGAGGATTACGATAATGACGACGACGGAGAGGACACAGACCATGAGTGAACCAACACCAGAGATGATTGAGGCGGGTGCGACTTTCGCCAAGAATTACGAGACCTACAATGATGACGGTTGGCATACCTACGTCACCAAACTCTACGAAGCCATGCAGGCTGTAGCGCCTAAGTACATTTGGGAGAAAGTATACGACGGCTCTGATGGCACGTACTATTATATTGTAACACCTGGAGAAGTGGAGCACGCTACTGATGACGACTAAGAGTACATACAAGACTGCCTGCCCTAACTGCGCCTCCTCTGATGCCTTTGCCGTGTACCCCGATGGACACGGGCATTGCTTCAGCTGCGGGCACCACGAGAACGAGGTAAACAAAGACGATGTACGTAAACAACACAACAGAGAAGTGGGAGACCAAGAAATGCCTGTGGCAACACGACAAGTGGGCACGCTACGACCAATTCCAGAAGGCGGTTATTCTGACCTTTCGGACCGTGGAGTGGACAAACGAACGGCAGAGCGATACGGTGTTACACTTTGCCCAAATGGCGGGCCTTCTGGGGATCACCACCTATACCCCTATTTCGATGGCGATGGAAATCACGTTGCCAATAAAGTTCGTAAGCGAGTGGGAGAGCCCCGTTTTGTTTGGGAAGGAGATCAGCGACATGCTACCCAACTCTTCGGACAAATCCTCTTTCCTCGCGGAATTGCGCGTACTATTACAATCACCGAAGGAGAGTGTGACGCCCTAGCAGTATATCAGATGATGGGGGATTTCCCCGTTGTCTCTGTTCGGTCGGCCTCAACAGCCATCCGAGACGTCAAGACCAACTTCGAATATTTGAACTCCTTTGAGACGGTCGTAATTGCCTTCGACAAGGATGAGGCCAAGCGCAGCCCTGATGGCACCACCACCTACCCGGGACAGGAGGCAGCCGAAAAGGTTGCCCGTTTGTTCCCCGTAGGTAAGTGTCGGGTCCTCACGTTGGCCGAATACAAAGACCCCAACGAATACCTGATGCATAAGAAAACGGCTGCCTTCAAGAAGGAGTGGTGGGCTGCCCCGTCTTATACACCAGCTGGCTTGGTTATGGCCAAAGACCTTTGGGAGGAAATCACCAACCCCCCTAAGTATGAGACCATTCCATACCCTTGGGCGGGTCTCCAAGCTAAGACATACGGCCTCCGCCTATCTGAGTTGGTCGTCCTTACAGCCGAGACGGGTATCGGTAAGACTTCCATCCTTAAGGAGTTCGAGCATCATATCCTCAACACCCCCCGAGAGGAGGGAGGGGAGCGGCCCGGCATTGGGTTGATGCACCTAGAGGAAACCAACCGAGACACGGCCTTGGGGCTTATGTCTATCACGGCTAACAAACCCCTCCACCTACCCGATACCGAATGTACCCCTGAGGAGTTGCGAGAGTACTTTGATGTCACCCTATCTAACGACCACGTAGTAGTTTGGGACCACTTCGGCTCCAATGACATTGACGAGGTGTTGGCCAAGGTGGCCCATATGAGCGTGATGGGGTGTAAGTACATCATCATCGACCACCTATCCATTATTGTGTCGGACCAGAAGGGCGATGAACGTAAGCAACTAGACGAGATCACCACCAAGCTTAAGACCAAGTGTATGGAGCTTAATATTGCGGTGATTGCAGTCGTACACCTGAGCCGCAATGGCATGATCCGGGGAACGGCTGGCATCGAGCAGATGGCCAACATGATCTTCCGGCTTGAGCGGGATAAGGATGACCTAGATGAGTGGAGACGGAACGTGACCAAGGTGTCAGTATCTAAGAACCGCTTCTGTGGGCAGACGGGGCCAGCCTGTTGGTTGCATTATTCAATTGAGACAGGACGACTTAAGGAGCTTGACCCGCTTGATGTTCAGGTGTTTGAGGCAGGCCAAACCAAAGGAGAGGAGTGGGAGTGATGAACATATATCTAGTAACCCGGCCATACACCGCGAGCTACGACACTTACGACAGCTGTGTAGTTAGGGCTGAAAATCAAGAGGAGGCCCGAAAGATACATCCCAGTGGCGACCCGTGGGACGCTGAGGTCTCCTATCTAACGTGGGTTAAAACCCCAGAGGATGTTGAGGTAGAGTGGATAGGAGAAGACCACAGCCCCAACCTTAAGCCCGGCGTTGTTTTAGCTAGCTTCAATGCGGGGTAGATATGTACCTCACCCATGACGACCTAGACAACTACTGGGTAGTAGACATTGAGACTGACGACCTCAAGGCTACCCGCCTGTTGGTTGCATTATTCAATTGAGGCAGGCCAAACCAAAGGAGAGGAGTGGGAATAGTGTACAAAGATGAACAGCGAGAACCCCTCGAAGAGGGACAGGTTTTTATTTGCCAAGATGGGTACCTTGTACTACTAGATAGGCGGGTACCGGGGGACGGGACGAACTGGTATGTTGCAGATTGGTGGAACGGATCGTGGAGCTATATGGACTCTACTATACACCCCACTGATTTGCAAAAACGAGTGTCTTAAGGAGGGTCAGAAATGACTGAAGAAGATAAAGAAGCAGAGTTTATAAAACGTATGGGCGAGTTTTTAGACAAAGTTCTCTGGGAGGACGACCCACAAGATCATTTAGAAGACTCTGATCGAGAGTTCATCTGGCGGTTACGTCAATTTATGTATGTAATGGATGGGGATTTCTAAGTATGTACCTCACCCATGACAACCTAGACAACTACTGGGTAGTAGACACTGAGACTGACGGCCTCAAGGCTACCCGCATTTGGTGCATTGTTCTGCAATGCGTAGGAACTAAGGAGGTTATTACCTTTCATGGAGATTTACTTTATGGAGATTTCAAAGCATGGCACGAAGCCCACCCGAAAGCGATCCTTATCGGACACAATCTCCTTTCCTTTGATGTGCCTGTTCTTAATCGGCTGTGTGGTACTAGCATTACCTTTGATACCTGTGTTGATACTTTGGTTCTTAGTATGCTTTATCATCCACAAATGCCACAAGGGCATAGTCTCGCTGCTTGGGGGGCGCGATTCAAATTAGAGAAGTTGGACTTCAACGACTGGTCAGCCTTTACACCTGAGATGCTTACTTATTGTATCCGGGATGTAGAGCTGACCGTGAAGCTATTTCTGGCCTTAACAAAGAGGATGCGTGATGCCAAGTTCACAGAGAAGTCCGCCCAAATTGAGCACTCAATACGAACAATATTGGACGAACAAGAGCGGGTCGGTTTTTGGTTCGATCTTCGTGGGGCAGAGGAGTTACGTGACCGTCTACGTACACTTGAAGGAAGCGCTAAGGATTCTGTCCAAACCTCCTTCCCTCCACTACTTAAATCCTACGGTACTTATAAATATCGAGTTCGATCCGACGAAAAGCCCTACGCCACCTACCTTAAGCACTTGGAGAAGTTTCCCGAGATTCGATTTAGTGATGATGGTTCTGAATACACCGTCTATGATTACGAAGATTTCAATCTTGGATCACCACTTCAGCGTGGACAACGCCTCCTCGACAAGGGATGGAAGCCTACCTCCTTCACCCCCAAAGGACGCCCCAAGGTCGATGAAGACAGTCTTGTCGAATTTGCTGAAAGGTCTGGCCTAACAGAGGTGGGCCTTATGGCCGACTGGCTTGTCTACAATGGGCGAGCCAACATGGTTGATAACTGGCTCAAACACGTAGGGGACGACAGCCGGATGCACGGTCGAGTTATGACGTGCGGCGCTGCAACCCGACGTATGAGACACCAGAACCCCAATACGGCCAACATCCCCGGCAACCACGCCAAGTTTGGCAAGGAATGTCGATCCCTATGGGGTGTAGAACCTAACACAGGCCGAGTACTGGTCGGGTATGATGCCAGCGCACTAGAGGGCCGCATCCTCTGCCACTACCTAGGTAACGACGAGGCAACTGCCTACTTCCTAGAGGGTGACCCACACCAATCTAATGCCGACGCCGTGGGTGTTTCCCGAGATGTTGCCAAGACCCTCTTCTACGCCTTCCTGTATGGGGCAGGAGACGCAAAGCTGGGTTCTATTGTGGGTGGTAAGGCGAAGGCCGGAAAGGCCGCTAGAGAGGCCCTCACGCACGCTGTACCGGGTCTCAAGAAGTTGCTGGCGGAATTAGAGAGGGAGGGAGACCGCCTCCGCACAATTGACGGGGGATATGTACGGTGTCCGTCCGAACATGCCCGCCTAAATTACAAGTGTCAATCGGCTGGGGGCATCCTTATGAAGGAAACCTCAATTATATTAGACCGAAAGACCAAAGAGAATCAATGGGATGCCCATAAAGTCGGGGATATCCATGATGAGGGCCAGCTCGATGTGTTGGAAGAACACGCAGAGCCGGTCGGAAAGGCCGCTGTTATGGCGCTAGAAGAAGCCGGGAGGTCCCTTGAATGTAGGGTGCCAATCACGGGGTCATATAAAATAGGAAGGAATTGGAGTGAAACGCACTAACAGTTGTTGACACCGACCCTATAATGGGATATAATAACCTTATAGTGATGAATAGCTATCAAACAAAAAGGAAGATAAAAGATGCCAATTATGCAAGGAACTGCCTACTGGGCTAAAGTTCTCAAAGACCCTAAGCCGGGCTACGACGGCAACGAACGTGAATGGTCGATTGACATTGCCATTGACAAGGATACCGCGAAGCTCTGGAAGGAGCAAGGTATCGGTAAACGTATCAAGAACAAAGGTGACGAGAAGGGTGACTTCGTATCCCTTAAGCGCAAGGAGTTCAAGTACGACGGTGAGACCCGTAACCAACCTATTCGGGTTGTTGATGCCAAGAAGAATCCGTGGGACCCAGACGTCTTGATCGGAAACGGCTCTAAGGTGGCGGTCAACTACTCAATCAACGATACTAAGTTCGGCCTGCAACCTTGCCTCCTCGCCCTACAGGTTATCGACCTCGTTGAGTATGAGGGCGGGGATCGTGAAGAGTTTGGTACCTATAACGAAGACGGTACTGAGGAGGAGTGGTCATAACCAAATCCATAGACACCCTTATCGAGGACGTCTATGGTCTGTTCTCTGACGGCGTTGAGGAGCCCTCCCAAGAGCTTCTCGATGCCCTCGGGGCAGATATCGCCCAAACTGTAGGACGTCGCCTAAAGGAGGCCGCAACAGCTCGCAAGAGCGGTGGCCTGAGAATGTCAAACATAGGGAGACCTGAACGACAACTGTACTACGAGACCTATGGCGTTGATGGAGGACCAGACCCCGAGGTTTTACGGCCTCAAACCCTTATCATGTTTCTCTTTGGCGATGTGTGGGAATCAATCCTACTCTACCTAGCCCGAGAGAGTGGCCACGAAGTCTCACACGAACAAGCCGAGGTAACCCTTAATGGGGTCTTAGGCCACCTAGATGCCAAGATTGATGGGGTAACAGTAGATGTTAAGTCTGCCTCTCCGTATGCCGTTAAGAAGTTCAAGGACCGGTCAATCACCGAGGATGACCCATTCGGGTACATGGAACAGCTGGCGGGCTACAGTGAGGCCCTAGGTAAGACTGACGGG